TCAACCAATTCCCCGTCCTGGTAATCTGCCCGAATACGCTGAAGACTAACTGGCTCCGTGAGTTTGATCGTTGGTGGCCTGGCCTCCGTGTGCTGATTATCGATGGTACGCCGGTCCAGCGCCGCAAGCAGTTTGACCGCTACCTGAACCCTCAGGAGGGCGACCAGAAGCCTCACGTGATTATTATCAACTGGGAGGCGCTGCGTGCTCACTCCCGGCTTGCCCCGTACGGCTCTATCGCGCTGACTAAGTGTGTGGAGCACGGCGGTGGAGACCCGAAGATCACGGCGGCTCGTTGCGAAGTCCACAACAAGGAATTGAATGAGATTCGATTCGAAGCTATCATCGCAGACGAGATTCACCGCGCCCGGAACCCAGCCTCGGCACAGACGCGTGCGTTCTGGGCAGCCTCCGGCGATGCAAAGGGTCAGTCTCGTTTCGGACTCACCGGTTCGCCGCAGTCCGGTGACGTAACCGACCTGTGGGGCATCATGCACTGGGTGAGCCCGGAAGAGTGGCCGTCACGCTCGAAGTGGATTGACCGCACGGTCAGTGTGCGTGATCGCCCGTGGGGTGGAATCGACATCCTTGGGCTCAAGCCTGAGGTGTACGCTGAATTCTTCAGCATTTTGAACCCCCGTATGCGGCGTATGATCAAGAAGATCGTACTGCCCCAGCTTCCGCCTATCGTGAAGCAGGTTCGCATCATCGAAATGTCCGCCAAGCAAAAGAAGGCGTACAAGCAGATGGAAGAGAAGCAGATGGCGCTCGTCACGGGCGGTGTCTTGCTTGCGAAGCAGAAGCTCACGGCGGCAAAGCGGCTACAGCAATTCGCTATGGCGTATGCAGAGTTGGAGGACAACGGCAAGGTTGACGATGAGGGTAACCCCATCATGGATGTCAAGCTTTCCGAGCCCTCCTGCACCGCGGAAGCCATTGCAAATGATATAATTGAAGGTGACTTCGGTCCGCAGTCCATTGCGGTTATGGCGGTCTCCAGCCAGATGCTGGAACTCATTTCCGCCCGACTGACCAAGGCAAACATTCCGCATGGGATGATCACCGGAGACTACTCTCTGGACGTGCGTCAGAACGCCATTGACAATTTCCAGCAGGGATTCACCAAGGTCATCCTGTATACGGCGCAGGCTGGTGGTGTTGGCGTGACGCTGACCGCCGCCAGTGTCCTGCTCCGTGCAGAGATTCCGTTCTCGCTGATCGATTACCTACAGGCAAATGACCGTGTGCACCGCATCGGGTCCGAGATTCACGAGTCAATTCTGATCGTGGACTACTTCGTCAAGGATACCGTGCAGTACAAGACGTTCGAAGCCATTGAAAAGAAGGGCCTGAACTTCGAGGATGTTGTCCGCGACCAGGCTCAGCTTGCCGCATTCTACGCAGAAGAGGGAGTACTACCGTGGTAGCCCAGAATATTGGCACACCGTACAAGGTGTCCAACTCAGAGATTCAGACATTCAAAGAGTGTCGTCGTAAGTGGTACCTAAACTATTACCGGAGACTTCAGCCGAAGAGTTCCAAGACTTACGGCCCGCTGGCCCTAGGTTCTCGCGTCCACAACGCGCTGGAGCGGTACTACAACGGCGAGGATTTGCTGGCTGCGTACGCGGAGCTAATGGAATCCGACCGCATCACGGCGTACACTGAGTTTCAGGACGTAGAAACCCTCAATTCTGAAGGTGAAATGGGCCGAATTATGCTCGAAGGGTACCTCGAATGGGTAGCCGAAGAGGGTATTGACATGGCGTACGATGTCATTTCCAACGAAGAAACGCTCTCCATGCCCATGCTGGACGGTCGTGTGGAGCTTCGTGGAAAGATCGACCAGCGAATCCGTCGCAAGTCTGACGGCACCCGACTGATCCGTGACTTCAAGACCGTGGGTCAAACCTTCTCGCAGTATGCAGCTACGCTGCACCTGAACGAGCAGGCCATGACGTACATGGTTTTGGACGCGTACCAGAATACACCAGAGGACCGCGCAGCCGGTGCGCTGTTCACGCTGTTCAAGAAGAACAAGCACACCGCCAAGGCTAAGGGACCGTTCTACGCTGAAGAAGAAGTGCTGCACAATATGTTCACACTTCGGTCCTTTTGGATTAGGCTAAATGCGGAACTCTCTGATATTATGGCAGTCAAGGACGCACTAGATGCTGACGCTAACCACCAAGGGGTGGCATATCCTCGGCCTTCTAATGACTGCACATGGAAGTGTCAATTCTTCTCGATCTGCGGATCGATGGATGATGGGTCCCCCATCGAAGAAATGATCGCAGACCTTTATGATGAAGGCGATCCTGATGAACGATACAAAGACAAGAAAGGCAACGAGTAACCCCTATGGATAGAGGACTCACAGTTCTGGTTCACGGTGAAACCGGTTCCGGAAAGAGCAGTTTCGCGGTGACAGCACCGTACCCGAGACTGCTGCTGGATATCGAATCCGGTTATCGCTTCCTCCCCATCACGAAGGTGATGTGGGACCCCATGCGTGAAGCTCCGCCTGTCGCGGACGGCACCTGGGACACGGTTGTAGTCGTGGTACACAATTACAACACGGTATTGAAGGTCTATGAATGGCTCAGTACCGGTCAGCACCAGTTCCGCTCTCTCATTATCGACTCGATTTCCGAGCTACAGGTTCGATTCTTCGACCAGCTAGCCGGTGACGAGCAGCTAAAGATGCAGCAGTGGGGTGAAGTTCTCCGCAAGATGGGTGGACTTCTGCGTAACATCCGTGACCTCACCACGCACCCGACCAACCCCCTGGAGGCTGTAGTCCTCACGGCTATGACGCGCCAGGATAAGGATGGAGTTTTCCGTCCCTATTTGCAGGGTCAACTTGCGGTTATGGCTCCATACCTGTACGATATTCTTGGAGCAATTGCCGTCGAGGAATTCAACCACCCCGATCCCACTCAGCCCCCATATAAGGTGCGCCGCATGTACATCGAGCGGACGCCGAAGTATGAGGCTAAGGAACGGGTCCAGGGCCGTCTTGGTTCCATCGTGGAGCAGGACAACCTAAACGTCGAGATTATGCTTGACACAATCTTCGGGCCAAGATATGTAGCGCCCGCAGTAACACAAACCACAACTGAATATCCGACAACTATCTAGGAGACTAAATGTCAACGACCAACTGGCTCGACCTTCTCAATGAGGCGAAGCAGAATGGTGGCCCTGCGGATTTCGGTCCGATCCCCGCTGGTGAGTACCAGCTAAAGGTCCTCAGCGCGGAGACGCGCCAGACCCAGGCAGGCAAGACCAAGTACACAATCAAGGCGCAGGTTGAGGTCGGTCCTCACGCCGGTCGCCTCGTCTGGGACGACCTTGTTGTCTCCCCTGAAAGCGCGCCCGCTATGGGCTTCTTCTTCCGGAAGATGGCTGCAATGGGTCTCGGCAAGGAGTTCTTCGAGCGTCAGCCGAATGACGACCAGATCACCGAGGGTCTACAGGACCGCACGTTCCTGGGTAAGGTTATCATCGATAACTTTGGCAACAAGGATCGCAACAAGATCGATGGGTACAAGCCCCTCGCTACTCCTGCCCCCGGTGGCTTCCTGCCGCCCAACCCGCAGGCCGCAACGCCTCCACCGCCCCAGCAGCAGGCACCGCAGGCTCCGCCCGCCCAGGCCCCGCAGCAGGCACCGTGGCAGACGCCCTCAGCAGCCCCGCAGGCTCCCGCTCCGGCACCGGCACCCGCTCCGGCCCCTGCACCCCAGCAGCAGGCTCCTGTGGCCGCTCCGTGGGACACAGCGCCTCAGGCGGCTCCCGCTCAGGCTCCGCAGGCCGCACCATTCCCAGAACCCCCGTTCTGATATAATGGAACGAGGGAGGGCGCGAGCCCTCCCTCTTATCTTTGGAGCAACTAATGAGTATCGATCTTTCGTGGGCGCAGGAGCAAATTGCCGCCGCCCGCGTGCCCATTCCAGTAGGTAAGGCTGTTGTAGAACTCCTGACCCACTGGGGTCCGCTCACATTCCAAACGGATACGCAGCGTGACCAGGCACTCGAACTGTTCGCCAAGCTGGCAATCAATGAGGCCGTAATCGAATCCACCGACGATGAATTCGTCCCGGTTCGCGTCGGCTTCATGTTGAGTGTTGGCGATACAGTTCGAGTGCGCTCCGATGCCTTCTCCGGAGACGCCGGTCGCTCAGCCAACGGACGAGTTGGACGAGTGGTTGGAAAGCGTACTGGAGATATCGTGGTGAACTCCACCGATGGCAAGAAGCCAACGCTAAGTTCCGTCCACTTTAAGCCTGACCAGCTAGAAAAGAAGGTCAACTAATTAAGCCCCCGTTAATTCGGGGGCTTTTTAGTTTGCATTATATTGATTCATGTACTATGATAGAGGTCACGAACCACTACTCAGGAGTATCATGCCCCGTAAATGGGAACTTTGGGAAGGCTACGGCTACCCTAATGAGAAGTCTAATTCTCTCGTCTACTATATCCGTGGAGCCGCCGACCTCGAAGATGATGAGGAACGTGACAATCTTGCCAAGGTTATGCACGTTGACGGTACAGCCCCCACGGCACGTCTAGCGTTGGACCTTTTGGAATCCGCGGTTGTTCTCCACGGACAGGTCACAGACCTAGAAGGCGAACTACACTGCTACTTCGGCCCGGAGTATGCGTTTGACAGCGAAGAATACTACATCACGCGAGACGCTACCTGGGTGGAAGTAGACGAATATGAAGACTAGAGAACCATTTGAATACTACCCCGGCTGGCGCGCGGATGCTGAATGCGCCACCCCAGAGAATCGTCAGAAGTATTTCGAAGAGAAGGACATCTGGTTTGTAGAGCCCGCGGAAGAGGGAGACACCAAGGCCGCGGAAGAGGCTGTAGCTCTCACAGCAATGGCTCTGTCGATCTGCGCCACCTGCCCTGTGCGGGACCTGTGCCTCCGTGAGCAGCTAGAGACCTCCAGCTTGGACGGAACCCGCGGCGGGCTTACAGAAGAGCAGACACGGCGTACGCTGTCCGTAGACGAGTTCGGTAAGGAAATCCGTAGGGGAGAATTCCCCGATTGCCCGTACTGCGGTGCCAACACCGCTCGTCTCGAATTGACCACCATTGAACTGCCAGACGGCGGACGATGGAGCGTGGCCAAGGCTGTGCGCTGCCAAGACTGTGGTTTCGAGTGGAAGAGCAGAAGCTCCCACAACGCAGTATCGGCCTTCTTCACAGAACAAAAGAAGAAGGCCGACGCCGCACGGCGCGAGCAGATTGCCCGCGACCGCCTTAGTAACTCCTGAGCGAAGTGGTTCCGGAACGCTTAGCGTCTCGGGACCACTTTCCGCAGGTCTGGCATTGGTACGCCTGGAATACGCTCGCACCTGTGGTCGTGTAGCCACTCTGCTTGAGGTCGGTACCACCACAGTTGGGGCAGGCCTTCCCAGCACCAGCGAATAGCGCCATGTGTGGGTGTCCCTGAATCCAGGGGAGCAGACGGTCGTATACACCGAACAGGATATCTACGTCCTGAATCTGGTACGCCCGCATGTCCTCCCACGCGTCATCATCGCCCGCCATGCACTTGATCCACAGCGTGTGCCCCTCGTGCTTGACCTT